GTTTTCCGCGTGTGGGCGCAAAATAGAAACAGGGGGGGTTGATTAGTGCCGGAACCCGATAAATGGAATGCGAAAAAGGAAAGCCTGAGCGATGTGGAGGCGGATGTTCAGCTAATGGGAAAACCTAAAGCGATGATTGGCGAAGTCCCGGTCTGGTGTGCGCATGATGAGATTGTGGCGTGTGCGGAATTGAGGCCGAACGCGAAGAACCCGAATAAGCACCCGTCGAAACAGATCAAGTTGTTGGGGGAAATCATTTTAAAGCAGGGCTGGCGTGCTGGGATTACGGTTTCCAGGCGGTCCGGTTTGATTGTCCGAGGGCATGGGCGGCTGGCGGCGGCGGTCCGGGTCGGGATAGCAAAGGCACCGGTTGATTATCAGGATTATGAGAGCGATGAGGCGGAGATCGCGGATCTGATTGCTGATAATAAGATCGCGGAGTTTGCGGAGATAGACGGTATCGAAATAGACAATCTTTTGAAAGGATTAAACGCTTCAGAAATGCTATTAACAGGATATTCTTTAGATAAGACCTCGGAGAACATCGAACTGGATGATATAGAATTTAGGGATGATAAAGAGAACAAAGGAAGTGTTTCAATTGTGTTTTTTGAATCAGATCGTGATTCTATAATTGGCAGAATAAGGGATTTGACAAAGGAATATAATGGTTGCAATTACTACCTATGAGACATTTTCATTTTCTGGCAAAAGTGAAAATTGCTACGGCCTTGAAGTGGTGAAGAAAACATTACGGGACCAAGGATTTAATATATTGCCCTTTAATATCAATTCAAAAAATCCTGTTCTTGTTTCGCTTTATTGGCCAGAGCAAATTTATCCTTTCATTCGGTGGAGATTCTTATCCCACATGAAAGACCGAATTATTATTGTCGGGGGGAATTATGCGACATCTTCTCCTGGCGCAATAATCCCGTTCTGCGATGGTGTCTATTTGGGCGATGGTGAATTATGGGACGGAGATATAAAGAATAAATTCATAATAACCACAAAAACGATAAAACCCATTGAAAGAGCGGTCGTTTCGCAGTTATCTCCTTATTTATTTGAGGATTTACAAGTAACACGGAGGGCGTTTATTGAAATTTCTAGGGGTTGCAAAAATAAATGTCTATTTTGTCAATACGGTTGGTTGAAATCTTATAGGGAGACTGATGAGGCCGATATTGAGCAAATAATAAAACGATGTAAAACGAAAACAGTCAGGGTTTTTGCAGCCGATAGGTTTCAGCATAGAAGATACGAGAAAATAAGAACAATAATGGGGCATTACGGGAAAAATGATAGTGGGAGCGATGTTTCCATTAAATTCTTATTAAGAAACCCTTCATTTCTCAATTTCACAAAAAAGATAAGGGTGGGAATTGAGGGTCTGTCAGAGAGGCTTCGGTATTTGGTCGGAAAACAATATTCTAATGATGATATTCTCAATTTTTGTGACATGGTTTCATCTGCTGGAATAAAGAGCCTTGATGTTTATATGATCTATGGCCTTCCGACTGAAACCGATGAAGACGTTGAATGTTTCAGGGGATTAATAAGAAGTTTGGACAGTATAATGCCTAAAGATTATACGATAGCAATACATTGGAACGCTTTTACGCCATCCGCTCAAACCCCCTTTCAATGGCAAGCCCCAGCCTCCGGTGAATTCAAAGAATTATCGAACTTTTTACACCATGAAAAAATCAATGAACGAATAAAGATTTATCATAAGCCGAAAATGACATCTTATTGGACGTTGATCCGCCGAATGCTTGCAATTCGAGGGGATATTCAAACGGCTAAATTGATTTATAATTTTGCATTCAAGGAATCGCAGTTTAAAAAAGCCCCCATTTTTATCCTTAATGAATATAAAAAAATAACAGGGCATGATCTAATGGGAGACTGGCCAAAAGATAAGCCGATGCCCTGGGATAAATATTGTATTTACCGGAAAGATATTATGAGTCGCTTAGCTGAACGCAATATTAAAAAATATAGCTGTCATGAAAGGAAAGAGGCATAAATGTCAAAACCAGGCGTAAAGCCCTTACCTTCGAAAGTCAAGGAACTAAAGGGCGGCAAAAAGACCTATCGGCGCGGAGGAGCCGGCAAGAAAACTGAACCGCAACCGGCGAAGTCAAGCGGGCCTCCGAGTGCGCCGCGGTATCTTGATAAAGTGGCGAAAAAAGAATGGCGCCGAATTGTGAAGGAGCTTTATCCGATTGGGCTGCTGACGAAAGTCGATATCGTGGCGCTGGCGGGATATTGCGTTTGTTATTCGACGTGGATTGAGGCGCAGGGGCAGATTGAAAAACATGGTGTGCTGATTAAAGCGCCGAATGGTTTCCCGATGCAAAGCCCTTATCTGTCAATCGCAAACAAGGCCATGCAGGAGATGAGGAAATGGCTTGTTGAGTTCGGAATGACGCCGTCGTCCAGGTCCGGGCTGGATGTGAAACCGAAAGAAAAGGAAAAAGACCCGCTGGCGGAGTTTATGGCGAAGGGCGGGATAAAAGGGGTGAATAAAAGATGACAGCAGATCGAAACAAATTCAGGCCATTAAAAAGCGGGAAGCCGCCTCTCCAGCTATCGGTGGAGGTCCTGGAATCAGCGAAAGAGATCGAATGTCAATCTTGTGGGGGTATGGTTTTCCATGATGGGTTTAAGGTCAAAAGGATCTCTGAGATTATGAGCCCTAATGGGATGGTGGTTTATACCAGGATCCCGTTTGCTGTGTGTGTCAAATGTGGGGAGGCGTTGCCTCAAAAACCATGAGAGGCGATTTCCCCAAAAGAAGAAGGGGGTCAAGAAATAATGAAAAGAGCGGCGGAAGGATTGTTGACGGTTTTGGTATTGATAGTAGCTTCGCCGTTTTGGTTTGTGGTGGGGCTGTTCTTGATAATCTGCGCGGCGGCTGGGGTTGATTTAGATGAAGCATCCGTCGATTGATTACGCTGAGTCTGTTTTGTCCGGGCGGCTGCTGGCGTGTCGTTGGGTCAAGCTGGCGTGTCAGCGGTTTATCGATGATCTGGAGTCCGGCGGGTCGCGAGGTCTTTACTTCGATTATGATGCGGCGGATCATGCGATTGAGTTTTTTTCCCATCTGCGGTTGTGGAAGGGGACCGATTACAAGGACAAAGAATTCGTGCTGCCTCCGCATTATCAGTTTATCGTGTCGAATATCATGGGCTGGAAGCGGCGTGAGGATGGTTTGAGGCGGTTCAGGACGGCGTATATTGAAATGGCGCGAAAAGGCGCGAAGTCCACGTTTGCTGGCGGACTTGGGGCGTATTTCTTTATCGCGGATGGGGAGCAAGGCGCGGAGATCTATACGGGGGCGACGAAAAAGGAGCAAGCGCGTATTGTCTGGACAAATATCCAAAACCTGACGAAAAAAAGTATTTTCGCGCCGATGATCACGTATTACCGGCATAATATGTCGATCGAAAGTAGCTGGTCAAAGTGCGAATTTTTGTCGAGCGATACGAAATCGCTGGACGGTCTGGATACGCATTTTGCCAGTCTGGATGAGCTGCACGCGCACCCGACGCCCGATGTGCATGATTTAATCGATGATTCGACCGGGGCGCGAAGTCAACCGTTGATCCTGATTATCACGACGGCGGGTTATGATCAGTCTGGCGTGTGTTTCCAGAGGCGGGAGTATCTGACGAAAGTCCTGAAGGGGTTTAATGATGATACTTTTTTCGGGATGATTTTTACGCTGGATGTCAAAAGGGATTGGCCTATGCTGCAGACCCCGGAAGAGCACAAAGAAAATCCGGCGGGGGAAATCGAGGATGATTGGCGCGATGAAGATTTGTGGGTCAAGGCGAATCCTGGGCTGTGCGGAGTCACGGCGTCGGGTCAAAAGTTCGGGCTGAATGGCAAGGGCGCGGTTCCGGGCTATATGACGCTGATCGAGGATATTCGGAAAAAAGCGAAATATGCGAAGGAGATGCCGAGCGCGCAAAATAATTTCCTCACGAAACGGATGAATATCTGGACGTCTCAGGCGTCCAGGTGGATCGATTTGAATTTATGGGATCAGAATTTTTCGGCGGAAGTTTACGAAAGTGAAAATTGATTGGCAAAAGACCCGCGAAAAGTACAGGTCCAGGTGGGCTGTGGCCGGGATTGATCTATCGAGCGTCGATGATCTGACGTGCTGCGTCTATCTGTTCCCGTACCCGGATGATCGGCGGCGGGTGGATGTGCTGATGCGGACGTGGTGTCCTGGTGATAAGATTTTCGACCAGAAGAATAAATACCGGGATCAGTACCAGGCGTGGGCGCGGGCAGGGTGGATACATGCGACTGAGGGGAACGCGATCGATTATGATTTTGTGCGGGCGGCGATTGTCGAGGATTCGCGGGTCTTTGATCTTGGATTAATCGGGGTTGATCGGGCGTTCGATGGCGTGGGCTTCTCAATCGCCCTCATGAAAGATCTGGGCCATACGGAAAAGGCGCCGAAAGTCATTACATGCACAAACCATCCGACAAAGATCGGTCCGATCTGCCAGGAATTCGAGAGGAGGCTGCTGGAAAAGAATATTAATCATGGGGGGAATCCGATCTTGCGCTTTATGATCGATTCCGTGGCGGTCAGGACCGATGCGGACGGGAACAAGAAACCGGATAAAGACAAAAGCCAGGGAAAGATCGACGGGGTGATCGGATTGCTTTACGCGCTGGATAGATTAATGAGATCGAAACCGAAACCGGGGTTGAGAATGCCGGGGGTGATATGATTTGCCCCGATTGTCTTGAAAATGGGAAAGAATTTGTCCTGAAAGTCGTCGATTCGAGGCAATTGGGGCCGTTCATTCGAGCGAGAAAATATTTATGTCCAGTCTGCGGATATCAGAATATTAATGTCGAAAAATTGGAAGTCGAGAAAACCCACCTTAAAACCTTCAATAATATCAAGTAGTTAGAATAATAATCCAGCTAAACTCAAAAGATCAAAAATGGGTATAAAAAATATCTCTATTTTACACTAAAAAAGTGCATTATTTTGTTGACAAAGGTACTTATAGGGTGTATATTATAGATAAGATTAAATAAAGGAGGGAATGATTATGCTGGGGGTAAGGAAAGATGACAGAGTTTTTGAGGTAGGGGAAGAGGTCCCCTACTCAAGAGTATGGGACGACGGGGAAGTGATACTCTCCGAGTGTATGATAATAGAGAGGAAAGGCGATAACTTCTCAGGCCCCGCCGCCGGGCTAAAGGTGGCAAGGAGGGAGTCATGAATAGATGCTATGAATGCGACGATCTGGCGGCAGAAATTATAGATGTGAACGGTAACGATTACTGCGGGCCGTGCGCTGCGCAGATCGCGGTCTGCGAGAATTGCCACGAAACAGTGGCAGCTGTGGACCTGTCGGACCGCGATCTCTGCCAGGCCTGCGAAGAGTATGGCGATTAACGCCACAACGGGCCGGTTTCCCGGCCCACAAGGAGGTGAAACATGAAAAAAATAATAAATGGGTTTAGGTATGATCCTGAGAAAGCCAAAGTCGTTGGAAGTGATTCGTATTCGCATTCTGGCGACTGCCATTTTTGGCAAGAAACCCTTTACCGAACCCCACGCGCCGGCCGCTTTTTCCTGGTGGGGGAAGGCGGCCCGATGTCACGGTATGCTCGGGTGGTTGGGCAGAACTCGTGGGCAGGGGGGAGCGATTTAACTCCCTTGAATAAGGCGGTCGCGCTCAGATGGTGTGAAGAGCACCTCTGGGCTGGTGATTGGGAAAGGTTTTTCGAGGCGGCCATCCAGGACGCCTAAAGATAATTTTAACCCTGCCCCTTTCCGGAGGGGCTTTTTTATGCCTAAAAACAGCAAAATAAATAGCTAATAATATCAGATAGTTAGCTACTATTTCCTATATATAGAAAAAATATCTTGCAAAAGTGGGGTTTTATGACCGATCATATTAAAGATGAGAACCCCCTTTGATGCGCGTGATGTGCTTATCGCGGCGGGCCTATCCCTCTTAGGGGTAGGCCTTTATTTTTGGTTTGGGCTTGGTCCGGCGTTGGCGATTCCTGGGGGTGTTATTACGTTGATATCGATTCCGTGGGTTCGTAAATGATAGGATGCTGAAAGATGGGACTTTTCCCTGTGCTGTTTGAGTCGCGGTCGCGTGATCGCGCAACGAGCGGATTAGATGCGTATAGTGATTTTTGGTATGGGATCGCCGGTGCGGGGACTGCGACCGGCGTCCAAGTCAATGAAAAGAGCGCGCTGAAATACTTGACGGTGTTCGCGTGTGTGTCTCTGGTGGCCGGGGACATTGCGAAGCTGCCCTTGATACTTTACAGGCGGGCTAATGATGCGAGTAAGGAGAGGGTAACGGATCACAGGCTATACGATTTGATCCATAATGCTCCTAATCCGGAAATGACAAGCCATGCTTGGCGTGAGACGGGGCAGGGTCATTTGATGCTGTGGGGAAATTTCTACAATATGATAGAGAGGGATCGAACCGGCGAAATCCTTTATATTTGGCCGTTAAGTGATCCGGGGCGCGTGTCGGTCCGGCGTGAGGAAAAATCCGGGCGAATTATCTACTCATGGAATGATGGGCGGCGGGGGCTCCAGGCAAAATATGCGCGTGATATGTTTCATGTGGCCGGTTTCGGATTCGATGGACTTACGGGATTGTCGATGATCGGACTGGCACGCGAAGCAATCGGCCTGGGGCTGGCAGGCGAGGAATTTCATGCGCGGTTTTTCGGCGAAGGGACCCACCCGTCAATGGCGATATCGATTCCGCCGGAGGTGGACCTCGGGGAGCAAGAGGCGGAATACAGGACGCGGTTGAAAGAAACGATTGGGGGGTTGAAAAATGCCCACGGAATTGCGGTGTTTCCTAATGGGGAGAAGATCGAAAAATTAACGATGCCGCTGGTGGATGCGCAGTTTATCGAGTCGAGGGATCATCAAAAAACCGAAATATGCGGCATGTATCACGTGCCGCCTCACAAGATCGCGCTTCATGGGGCGAATTCCAATTATAATAATCTCGAGCAGGAAAACCAGGGGTATATTGATTCCTGTCTGTCGCATTGGGTCGCGAGGTGGGAGCAGAATATCAGTTTTCAGTTATTGACCGCCGAGGAACGGATGAGCGGTCTTTTTTTTGAGTTCAAGCTGGACGGGCTTTTGCGGGCGGATGCAAAGTCGCGCGGGGATTTTTATAAAACCCTTTTCAATATGGGGTATCCGCTGAATCGAATATTGGCAAAAGAAAACGAAAATCCGGTCGAGGGTGGTGAGCAGGGCTATATCCAGCTAAACATGATACCGTTGAATAAAGCGGAGGATTTGGCGGAGGCCCAAATTGATAAAGGGTCGAGTCAAAGGGCACTGAAAAATCCGGGTGAAGCGAGGTCTGTCGTTATCAGGGACCGGATCGCGAAACGGTATTATCCGCTGGTAAAGAATGCGGCTGGGATGGTGGTCAATCGCGAGGGGTTGGCGGTCAAGAAACAGATCGAGAAGCAGAGGAAAGAGAGGGCGGAATCCAGCATGGCGGCATGGCTGGATGATTTTTACCGGGATTTGCCGGATTATATCGCGCGGGTGATTGGTCCGGTTTTTGAGTCGTTCGCGCTGGCGATTGGCGAGGCGGCGGCTGATGAAATGGGGATTGATTACGATGAAGATCAAATGATCCGGTTTGCGCGGGATTATATCGATGTATATGCGAAGCGGCACACGTCAGCGTCGCATGGGCAGTTGGTCGCGTTGCTGGATGCTGGGCTGGATGAGGTCGAGGCGCGGGTGAATGAATGGAGCGAAACACGCCCGGATAAGATTGCGGCGAATGAGATAGTGCGAGAAGGGAGTGCGGTATTTCAGGCGGCGGCGTTCGTGGCTGGTTTGGCGACGGTATGGCGGATCAGGGGGCCATCGACGTGCCCGTATTGTCGATCGTTGGAGGGCAAGCGGGTCGCGTCCGGCGAGGCGTTTGTAGCTGATGGTGCGGAGATCGATCCGGCGGGCGGGACGGGGCCGATGAAGATTTACGGATTAAAGGCACATCCGCCTTTGCACCAGGGCTGCGATTGTTATTTGGCTGGCGGAATATAGAGGGGGTGTAGGATGAAAAAGGATATGGAGATCCGGTGCTTTGATATCGATGGTGTCGAGCTTCGGGCGGTGAAAGCTGAAGAAGGATCGGTGATATCGGGTTATGCGGCGCGGTTCAATTCGTGGTCTGAAGATTTGGGCGGATTTCGTGAACGCATAAAGGCCGGCGCGTTTCGGAAAGCACTGATGAAAAGTGATGTCAGGCTCCTGTATAACCATGACACAAACAACCTTCCGCTGGGCCGGACGCCGAAAACGCTGCGGCTGGAAGAGGATACAAAGGGGCTCCGATTCGAAGGTGATTTGCCGGATACCCAAATGGCGAGGGATCT